CGACAATATTGTCTTTGACGTCCTTATTCATGTCATCGAATGCGCCTTGTGCAAGAAGTATAGCGATTTGCACTGCGGCCATTGTCTGCTGCAATTCAAATTGCTGCTTGGCAAAGCCAGCTTGTGCAGCAATAGCTTCTCGTTGAAGTTTCTGTTGCTCTACCCAGAATGCGCGTTGCATGGCCTGAGACTCTTCTTGCATTTTCTTGCTAGCCTCGAAGAAGGCCTCTGCGCTTTCAAGTTGCTCTAGTTGAAATGCTCTATTTTCCTCGAACTGGTTCTTCTGGGTTTGGAATCGCTCGTCTTCCATGTTCCAGAGTTCCTGCTGTCTCTCTTTCTGTTTCTCTATTTGAGCATCTTCCTGATCGTGTACCGTAGTGGCGCGGCCCATCTGGCGCTCTGCCAGTCTTCGCTGGCGTCCAGTCATGAAGCGTACGTCCTCCTGGAAGTCCTGCTGTTGCCACTGCCATGCCTGTCCACGCTGTTGAGCGTTGTATTGCCAGTCCTGCTGAGTCCATCCACGCTGAGCCTGTACTTGCTGTTGCTGCTGAGCCATATTTGTATAAAATTGGCTGCTTTGAATATTCATTCCTTGACGCTGAAACTCAAATTGTCTTTCCTGTTGAGCGAATCCAAGTTGCATCTGAGCGTCTTGCATACCCCAGAAGCCACCACCAGTAGATGTAAAGCTGCCAGCACCAGGAACGTTCCATGAAGTAGGTCCAGTATTAAACCCGAATGGAGAACCAGTCTGAGGGTTAACCGTACCAGCGTATTGTTGTAAACCAACACCAGTCGTAAAAGCGGAGGCGAGATTTAGTTGAGCGAGAGAGTTCCCGGCAGACGCCATAGATGCCTGATAGCTTAGCTGTGCCCCGTACAGATTCATACCCATCATACCACCAACATTTAGTCCTCCAGGAAGCTGATAGCCCTGACCGAATCCAGCCTGAACGGCGCCTGCGCTAATACCGGATCCTGCTGCTGGCATGAATTGACTATAATCTTGATTCCATGATCCACCAAATATAGATTGGGCAACTTGTGCACTGCCCTGATTCCATGTGGCAAATGATGTCTGTCCATACGCAGTTCCATTAACAGCACCTATCCCATTGGGTCCAACGAAATTGGTTCCAACAGTGCTGCCCATGGCCGCCTGATTCATACTAATAGGGGCGCCAGAATTGGTGACAAGGTTTTGACTTGCAAAGGCGTTCTGGATAAAGTCCGGATATCCCCTTGCGGCTGCTGTCGTTAATGCGTAGGGGGATAGTTGTGCTAGCCCCTGCATAAGATTGAATTGTCCTGGGGTTGCATTAGTCATCAGATCGGCATATCTATTAACGCCTGCGGCCATGGACGGATTTCTCATTACGGCTGGTTGAGATTGAATCCAACTGGCTTGGGCGGCAGCGGACTGAGTTACATACTGCTGAGCGATACCCACATTTCCGCCATAAGACGGCAGGGCAGATGGAACAGTTCCACCATACGTAGCGGTCTGTTGTTCTATCTGACCGCGTAGATCCTGATATTGTAGCATAGCCGCGCCCGCGCCACCAGTAACTCTACTTAAATCGTATTCTGGACGCTCTACGAGAACCCCACCCCTTCCGCGGGAAAATATCTGCTTACCGACAGTTGGTCTAATTTCATTTAACCAATCTCGCTGTTCTCTAGCGGACACGCCCTCTTGAGACCAATATTGTCGTAGTCTGGCGATAGTTTGACCAGGGCCCATGCTATATACATCCTGTTGAGCCTGAGCCATCTTAACCATTTCGGCTGTTGTTTGTCCAGCATTAACAGTGGTTCTATAGTCGGGACGCGGGGCCGCGATACCACCAGCACCTTGCATCTGGTAAGTTTGATTAAGAATAGTATTAACCTGATTTGCAAAGCCCCATGGAACAGCTTCCTGTGGAGTCATTGTTTCCGTGATAAATTTCGATGGAGCAGGAGTTGCTAGAATTGGCTCATAAGTTCCAGCCTTAGGAGTTATTCTAAGCTCTTCGTATGTAGCTCCACGATTGACCATTCCCTGAGCCTGCCACCTATTAAGGCTCTCCATTGCAGGGGTTAGTTCACGATCTCCTCTTTCTTTTGCCCACTTATCGAGAATCTCGTCTACGGTCGGTTTCCCGGATGCATAGTTTTCGCCTCTATCTCGTTTCATTTGCTCCGCAGCCCATGCAGTATACTCCGGATTTGCGACCTCTCTGGTCGGAGGAGATAAAACAGGCATCTGTCCCTTGGTGCCAAGGGTACTCATGTATCCCTGAACGGATTGGGAATAAATATCACCAGAAATATTTCCTGCATACTTCGCCCACTCCTGGGCTTGGGAGACCCATCCGGCCTGATCGGTTGCGGATAATCCTAGGGTTGCTCCAAAATTACCAAGGCCTTGACCAAACTGAAGCCCCTGCAGAACAACGTTGCTCTGCTGGCTAGTCATGGGCATATTAGCTAAATTCATCATTTGCTGGCCCATAACGCCACCCTGGTTCATCGCAAATTGGTTATATCCAAATACCTGACCCATGCTAGCAAGTGTTTCGGGTCTTGCAAATCCATATTGCCATTGCTGCGCTAGTTTTTCGTAGTCCTGGCCTTTCATGGAATTCTGAAGCATAAATGTCGCAACATCAATTGCAACTGGTTGTGTCTCTGGGTGTAGAGCGACCATTTGGGATGCATATGCAGGAGCGCCCTTAGAAACAACATCAGCAAGCGGTGCGTTTGTTCCAACGGGGCCCATCCCGAGTCTTGTAGCTTGCTCTACTGTTAGGTCCCCGCCCATTAATGCTCCCATGACCTGACGAGACTTTGGAGTCTCTTTTACATAGGAACCCCAATCTAGGAAGCGACTATTATCCTTTTTTGCACCAGAATAGAACGCCATGGCGGCAGCCATATTGTACTCTGCCTTATATTCTTCTGGCCGAAACTGTTTATCAACGGCCTCGGCAAGGGGAGCGGTTAAAGAAAAAGTTCTTCCGGACTGCTGTTGAGCCATCTTAAACGCAAGTGACCTAGGATCTGCAGCTTGGTTTAGGACATCTGCAATACCGCCAACAGCAAGAGCGCCAATCGTGAGGCCAAGTCCGCCACCTCCAGTCAGCCATTTTCCAGCCTTACTTTCTTTTCCAGTAATATCACCCAACCATTGGGTAGCAGCGAATGCGCCGATTCCCATTTGAGCGGCACCACCAACTTCTCTTCCTATACCCTTAGAAGTGACCATCCCAAATACGTCCAAAGGTGACGTTGGCGTTCCATAGAGTCCGGACATAATCGCGGATCTCTGCTGAGGAGTCATATAGCGCTCGCCAACACCAGATTCCCTGGCGGCACCCTCCGAAAACTGAGATCTTAGAGCTTGCGATTCCTGCATACCAGGAGCAAAACCACCAGTAGCAAGACCAAACATCGATCGCAAATACATAACGCCAAAGCCACCAAGCGCACGTCGGGCGACATGACCAATATCAGCCTGTTCGCTCTTGTAGTAGTCCTCAACTGATTTTTCGGCGGCTCCACCCTGCTTCAATAATCTCTGGGCTCCAGTAATTAATCCACGACCAGTCGCCTGCTCTTCTGGCGTTCCAGTAAGCATGGATCTCCCCTCTGATATAGCAACTTCTCCAAGTTGTTTGGTTCCATATCCCGCAGGAAGCTGAGCCGATCCACCAGTCTTGGCCAGAGTATTTTCGAGATCCATTATGGTGTTGCCAAGGGATTGGTTGAGTTCGGCTGCTCTGCCAACATCCTTCCACACCTCAGTGGCCTTCATAGCAATGGCACTGGTATCGTCCATTCTCTCGCCAACCTTCTTAAATGATTCCGCGAGTCTATCGGCTGTACCAGTCATGTTCTTTATCTGCTCTTCGGTCATTGGAACGGCTTCTTTACCTCCACCAGTTCCACCTCCACCAGTTCCACTTCCGCCCTTACCACCACCGAGTTGTTCCCATAGGCTTTGCAGGGCAGTAAGACCATGCGCAGCATGCGCAGCGTCCTGCTTGCTATCGGAGTATATTGCCTTAAGCTGCGCGGAACCAACCTTATCTGGAGCAGCAAGTAAATTCTCTCTAGCTTGAGCAACGCGACTCTGTTGGCCAGCAAGTTCCTTTACGCCAACTGCATTCACTGTTTCTTTGATTCGAGCAAGTAACTCTGGATTCTCCTTAAGTCTCTGTCTTACTAGTTCTGCCCCCGCGGTCTTTCCGGATATTAATCCCGCAACCGCAGCGGCTTCTCTGCTCTCGGATGTTTTGGATGCCCTAATCCCCTCGATATTTGTTTTCTCGTCATCGGATAGCGCCCGCTGCACCTCTTCGCTATTTATTAGTTCAGATAGACTCTGACTAATTCCAGGCGCAACTTTTTCATATTGGGTCTGTGCGCTATACCATTCACTTACTAGCTTTCTCTTGGCCTCGAAATGTCCAGGAACGCGCCATCCATAGCCACCGTCGCCCTTGCTCTTATTGGGTGGACCGTTTTTCTTAGAAGATCCAGTTCCGGGAAGAGTAGGCGCATTGCCCTCCTCACTCTCACCTTCCTCACCGCTTTTATTGGCGAGGGTAATAGCATTCTTCTTAAGATCTTCTTCAAAGAGATTGTTATTCGTCTCCGTCTCACTGGCTACATCAGATCCAGTGATACCCCTAGTGGATAATGAAATTTGCTGGCTTTTTTCACCCTCAGTTTTCGGGAGATGGGTAGCAAGCTCGTCGTGCTCTGCCTGTGATAAACCAATCTTTCCACCTTTGCCGACAATACTTGGATTGTGACCAAAGTTTCTTCTTAGGCCCTCGATGGCCACATCGGGATCAGTTCCACCCTCAACTTGTGATTGCAGATAGGCTATTTTTCCTTCGTGTGTTGAGAGACTGGTTTCTAGTTCTTGGGGGGTAGGCGCAGATATACGACTGGGGGTAGAGGTTCGAGCTTCCCATTCCGAAATTCTCTCTCCGATATTCGCGGCACCTTTTTGTGCGCGCTTTGCTTTTTGCTCAATTGATTCACGACCTTGTTGCCCTGGCTCAAACTTACTTGCCGCGGCTTCGCCCCACCATCTCGATTCATATCGAAGGGCTGTGCCCTGCTTTATTTTTGCTTTCTCGTATTCTTCGGAACTGGTGATCGGCTTAATCGGATTTCTTAGATCACGAGTGATACTTTCAATATTGTTACTTTGTATACCAGCATCAGCCTTAAGCGCATTTGTAATAAAGGCCGACTCCTCGTCCGTAAGCGGCTCTACCTCATTATTTGCTTGCTGTGATCCCTTTCCGGGAGCGAGAGCGTTCACCTTAAGATCGGTAATAACCTCACCCCTAGTATTTACTATACGATCCTTATCCTCGACCACAGGCGAACTACCAGACAACATATCAACATTCTTGCGATTTTCATCTAAAATATCCTGAACCCATTTCGGAACTGGTTGACCTGGAGTGCTAAATTTAGCGAAAGAGAATAGACGGGTCACGGATTCAACAATGCCCTTAGGAAGCCTGAACTCAGATATAGTCTTTAGAGTTCCGCGCTTATACGCATCGGTTGTACGTAAAATCTCTCCCTCGCTAAGCTTCTTGAGATCCATAATATTCTCTGGCATCTGCGACTTGATTTCCTCGACAACATCCTTAACCATTTTGTCTACAGAGCCCTTACCAATAAGAACATTAAAGAGATGAGTGGCACTAAAAGTCTTGCCAATCTGAAGCATATGAGCATCTACATTGCCCTTGCCGATGGCGTTCATGACTCCCTCTACCCAATCATGCGCAAGAACAGGTGTGCCCTTACCCTCAGGAGTGCCACGGGCTTCGTCGTATTGCTTTTTGTAGTCCTCTAGAGTCGCTCTTAATTTATTTGGATTCTCTTTATAGGCCTCGATAATTCCATACTTATTGATAGCGGCCTGCCATTCACCAGATGCAAGTGTTTCTTTTCCACCATGCTTGGCCTCGGTAATAGTTAATCTACCCTTCTCGAGTTTAAGAAAATCGGGGATAAAGCGAATCTCTGTTCCTGCAATATTTGCAGTTATAGCACGCCCCTTTCCAACGTGCATGCCAAACTGTCCTTCTTTCTGGCGTTGGGCTATAATCTGTTCTGCTGCAGTACCCTCTTCGAGCGTAGCGCGATCTTCCTCATCGTAATCCCAGATATCAGTTGTTCTATACTTGTCGCCAAGCTCATACATTTGCCCGACCCACTCTGCAGTAGCGCCAAGCATCTTTTGATATAAAAGTTTATGCCCACGAGCAGTCTTAACATTCAATGATTCTACGCCAGCGGCAATACGAGCGAAGTCACTGGCACGCATACTACGCATACCCTGTCTGGCACGAGCTTGCATCATCTCCCTGCCAAGACCACCCCACTCTTTTTCAGTTTGAATCTCTATTGCATCATTGATGCCCATGTCCTGGGCAAAACCAGCTAGCCTTTGACCTTCCGGACCATTGGTAACAGTCGGATCCGTTGAAGCATTCATGATATCGTTAATATCGTACTCGCGTATTCCACGACCAGTACGAATAGCCTTAAGAATACCAAGCGTGTTATTGATTCTATCGCGAAACGTTCCTCCATCAAAAGAGACATCTCTTAGCAAGTTTTCCTTAATATCAAGAGGGACATCCTTGCTGGCTTTTGCTGTTTGACGCAGGGAAAAGTCTACAATCGCTCCGAGAGGAGACTGAGCTTTGGCGATACGCTCAAGCAAACCCTTCCTTCCCGCAATACGAACGTATCTATCAATACCCTTGCTACCATCAACGGTATCGATAATATCCTGGGCAAGCTCCGGGTCGTTAACACCACCAAAATACACACCCAACATCTGGTCGTTGAACGATTTTGATCTAGTATATGTGGACAAGAACAGGTTCAGAATTTGTTCTCTTCGTGGAGTAACATCACCGCCCATACTCTCTTCTGGATTCGTAATTGTAGTCCAGTGCATCTTACCGCTCTCTGCTGGCAAACCAATGGAGTACCTATTGCCGCCATCAAGAGTTACCTTTAGGCTTTGAAAGAACTTTTCTAGTGGATCGCCCCTGGACGCGGCTTCGTTGGCTTCAAGAGATGACTGGACGTTCTGAATACCATAAGCTCCAAGGGCCCTGGTAAGAACATCCGATGTAATCCCCATAACAGCAACGGCTTCTTCCATCTGGCGAATTGTATTGTACGAGGAGGCGCGTCTCGCACGAATTTCGGACCACATCTGCGCTACATCATTTAGGACACCAGCGCGAACCCATCCAAAGTCGGCGGACTTCCCAGGCTTAAATCCCTCAGTGTAGGCTTCGTGAAAGTCTGCATAGTACTGACCAATATGAGAGTACTGCCGAACAAGATCCTCATTGTCACCAAGACCCTCCTTGAACTCCTTGATATATTCTGCGCCAGTCTTGCGCATAGCTTTTTGCCATTGGCTTGTCGCAGTGATCAAGTCCTTAACCTTGAGAACACCAGCTTCTTTTTGCGTGATAAGTCCAGACCAAATAAGGGCCTTGTCAATATCGCGGTCGCCAATGCCAGACTCATGCATCCATCGGTTAACCCATATAGTTCCCTGTGCACTCGTGAGATCGGCATTTGGATCGTACCTGTCCCCATATTGTTTTCTGTATTGATCGGAGGTAAGAATCTTTACTGCATGAACTCCACCAACAGATGGGATACGATGAAAGAACGCTGGAAGATATCCACGCTTTTTTACATTATCAATGAACTTCTTGGCGTCCTCTTCGACCTCCACTCCAGGCTGTTGCCATGCAAGTGCCTCGAGTTGAGCATCAGACATAACCGCTTCGTTTGGGGCTAGCTCATCGAGAATGTTATAGTTTCTCGAAATGGCAGCACCAGTACGAATAGTACTAAGAACCTTGTTGGCCTTGTTGCTTCTATCTATAAGACCGCTCTGGTAGTTTACAAATCTGCGATATGCAGAACCACCCTGTGCTCTCCCAGAGACTTCTGCATTTAATAAGTCGAGAACAGCAGACAGATATCTGGCAGACATACCAGTTGTAGCTTCACCAGTGGCTTTATTGTATTCATCGAGATACTGTGGAACATTGGTGGTTGGCATATATGCGCCAGTGCCCTTGAAGTAGAGCATATCAGTAAGGCTGCCGCCCTTTTTCTGGAGAATATCAGACAGCTTCTTTACTTGCTCAACACCAATCCCCTTGCCAGATAGATCGGATTGAGTCATATCGAGCTCTGCCATTATTTCTCTAGCAACCTTCTGGTCGATCATTAAAGTATTCGGGGTTTTGTAGGTAGTACCAGTAAGGGCCTGATTTCTATACTTATCAGATTTAATAAGATCGACCCATGCCTTTACATTATTGCTTGGATCGCCAGCACCAAGAACACCCTTGCTTCCAGAAAGACCAAGGATACTCGCGAGTCCTGGGCCAGCAGCAGTATCAGGAAATGCTGCATTAAATTTTGCGACGGCCTGTGTGGGTATCTTGCCGCCACCCATAGGCCATTCCGCGGACACGCCAATAACTTTCGGCAGGATATAACTACCAGTTGGTATAGGGGTGCTTACTCTGAATAGGCCTCCTGGCATCTCTTCGAATCTGATGTTATCCGTAGATGGATCGACAAGATTTCCCTCTTTATCGTGATACGTTGCCTTGAACTGGTCGACAGCTTCCTTTGTAAGAATTTCTGTCTGCATGCGCTCGCTAGGATTTGTGATACTATAAATACCAAACCTACGATAGTTGGCAAGTCTCTGGGTTGGATCTTGTTCATCCAGAATTGTCTTGATGGCTTTTCCAATAATTTCCCGTGGAGTTTCGTACATCCTCTTGCCTTTAATAAGGCCAAGTGGACTGGGAAGAGACGCGTACATATTGGCGATATATTGTGGCGAAAGGTTTTGCGCAGAAATACGCCCACTCTGAACGTCCTTACGAACAATACGCTCGAGATCCGGATCGACAATGCTGAGCATACGCATCTTGTTTTCAAATGGTTGGGCCTCCCATGCTCCAACCCATAAATCGCCACCGGACTTTACTTCCTGGGTAATCGACGCGGCGCGTGCCACGCCACCGCCTGGGAGAGATACCTCCCATCCCTCAAGCCCAGTAGGAGTAGCAGACTCCTTGACACCACGAAGCTTGAGACCCAAATCAACGAAACCACTAGTCGCAAGGGACAAATACATTCTATTTGTTCCAGAGTATTCAATCTTTGCCTGTCCCTTGCCAATAAGCTTTCGGAAATCAGCATCCATACTACTAGTCTCTACCCATGCCTTACGTTCCTGCTCTGATGCATTAGATGGAACGATGGGAGAGAACTCATTGGTCGTCATATTAAAGTATTTTGGCACAACCAGTGTAATGGCGTCTACCTGGGCTTCGTATGGCTTTGCCTTTGTATACAAGGGCTTTTGAGTTGGCTTGCCATCCTTCATGACAGTAACAGAACCTATTCTTAAGCCCTGCGGACGATTTGCCTTAGACGATCTTCCAACCACGTCTTCGAGATCAAGTGCTACTCCACCTTCTTTGGTTTGCTGGCGGAGTGCCTCCGTCATTTCCTGCGGAGTCTGCCATGGCAATGGGACAACCTGAGAACCACTAAATGCATAGCCAATCTTGTTGCCAGCGGAATCGGTTTGTGGAATAGCGTTCTTGGCAACGTATGATGTTCCGGCACCGGAAACTGTTTGGGTAACAATGGTGGACATCGCAAGAACATTCTGGCCACGGATATCCATCCACAGCCCACCACGTTGTCCGAAGCGCTCTCCATAGTATTCTGGCTTACCAGTAAAGGGATACTGTTTGTCCGTACGCTCGCTGCCAGTTCCAAGAACATCATCTGGAGTGGGAGCAGACATTCTCTTACGCATAACCCTACCAGTAGCCTCATCAAAAGAGGCTACGACAGGATGGACCTCTTCTCGCGACTCGAATAATGACGGAAGTTGTTTGAATGTCTTAAGCCCCTTTTCTCCCATACGTGGAAGTTGTACTTCCTCTTCGCCAAAGGCTCCCCTACGAACATTGGCCTCTGGCCATGTCTGAAGAACCTTATGCACTGGATCGTAGTATACTGGAGATTGCGTGTAGTAGCGTATACCAGAAAGGCTGCGCTCGAGTAGCTGCTGTTCCTTGTAGGCCTTTTCTGGCCCCCAATAAATAGATATTCTGCGCGATAGTTCCTCGTAAAAGGTTGGGCGCTGTTGTCCCCAGGCCAAGCCACCAGCAGAAGAGATATGAAATTCCTGCCTAATACGTTTCATCATCTCTCCGCCACGACCAGTCTCGGCGGAACCCATAATAGCAGACAGAGCGGTAGTTGGCGTTCTGGCTCCAGAAGATTGTGCAGGTTCTTCTTCGTAGAGTTTATGTCCACCACGAATAATGTCGGCTATTTCCTGGACGGCATCGACAACTCTATATTGAGTTGCTCCTTCCTCTCGATATGCCTTGCCACCATAAGTTCGCTCAGCGGCCTCGCCAACCTGACCCTCCTGACGAATGGCAACTACTGGAGAGCCAGTTACGGCACTCTCTAGTTTCTTTTTGCCACCCGGCTCCATAAGGGTGCGCATATCAATAACCATCTCGGGACCACCACGATGTGAAATAGCGAATCTTCCATAGGCACGCTCCTGCCCCTCTGCGCTTTCTCCGGTAATTTGGTCTGCTACACGAACGGCATAATCTTTGCCAAGAGACGTGCGAAGTCCACGAAGAAGATCCTTTAGAGAACCAGTCTTAAGTGGACCATAGTCGGCATCAGATACACTGGAGTTTGTAAGGGTGCTTCCAGCATGAGGGTCGTAGTTTGGATCGTTCTTTTGGGGGTCCCACAATGGGTCGTTTGTCATTGGCTATTCCTTGGTAGGCTGTTGTGCTGCAGCGTCTAGTGCGTCCCACATCTTGGTACGCATAGCGCAAATAGCATATTGCTCCATCCAAATATGCGGCTGATCGACAATGCCACCTTCTACAAGGGGAATGCCTAACTCTTTAGTTTGTTCGTAGAGGATGAGGGCTTCCGGTTTCTCCGGCAAGTTCTTGGCAGATCTCGCGTGGAGGCGCACTTCGTTTAGTGCGCCTCGATATTCATCAATGCCACTAACGAGTTCATCTAGGAGGCCCTCTAAGACGCTTCCCCCAATGATTGGTTCCAGGTTGGATTCACTTCTATAACCTTATCGTGGATCTCCTGGCAAACCTCCGCTGGTAACGATTCCCATGCTGCAAGAAAAGCAGAAACATCTTCGATATAGGAACGTCCCTTTGCATCCTTGGCAAACTTAAAGAGGGGCTTGTCGTCTTCGCCTAATATGTTACAGTCCGTCATAGTAAGTCGTACTTCGAGAGCCTGTAACTCAGGAGGAGAGAATCTCTGAACCACTTCTACTGTATCTGAATTTCTTTGGAAACGAGTAAGCAGATTGGCATAAATATCGGAGCGTTTCTTGTGTTCGCCCTGGCTGGCCTGCTTAACAGTTACAATGGTGCCCTTGCTTTCGTATTGGGCATCGGTCTTGTCTAGCGTAAATGATTTTTCTATTGGTGGATTTAACTTGAAAGACATTATTTCTCCTTTGAGTATTTCTTTTATAGCTATCGCATGAGGTCTAGTACAACCCGCACTACTCTAATTTGACCTTGAAAAAAAGCCTGCCTCGTTGGATTTGCCTGAACATCTAAATCGCGTAGCCTTTTCTCGTATTTAAGGATGGTGGCTTGGAGCAAGTGCCTGAGTTCCACTAACGATGTTGCTGCCGTTGAAAGTAACTCCCTAAGCTCATCGGCCTTTGTCGGGTTCGTCTGCATCGCTACGCTATTTAACTTTACATGCGTTTTAAAGATTACGGATTTGATATTGTCCAGAGCCGCAAGTTCGTAGTCGAGCGCAGCTTGCTGTTCTTCAGTTAATTCATAGTCCATGTTTACACCTCATTAATATTATACCACAACTATATCCCGATACCCAGAGTAGATGCCCCAGTGACAACAATAGTAGTACTAGGGAGATCGCTCGGCAAGTCTGGCGCAACAACACCAAGGAGAGGTCCGGATGCAGTAATTATACCAGACACGAGAGATATAACCATGGGCCCAGGAACAACGCCGAGGACGGGGCCACTAGCCAAAATCATTCCGGGAGCAAGGGGGATAATTGCTGGACCAGGAACAACATCAAGACTAGGACTACTAGTGGAAATTTCACCAGACTGCAATGGTACGGTAATAGGCGGCATATACCACTCAGCCATAACGGCGACATTAGATACCCATTCCTGAGCGACTGGGGAATATTCAACCATAACAGCCGTGTTCGTAACGATATCAACTGCAACGTTGGAATATTCTACCATTACGAAGGCGTTAGTGACGCGTATGTCACCCATAATATTACCCCTTCTCGATTACGAGTTCCAGAGCATCTAGATCAGCATCCTCCCATGCAGCGGAATCGTCTGGGTTAACAGTCATGTCAGGGCCGACTATTCTAGAGTAGTTTGTTGACAGATTGAGCGCGGACGACATTTCGTCAGAGCCACCACTCGGTAGTACGCCGAGCTTTAAAGTGTCGGCATCCGTTGTTGTCTTCTTTGCGCGCGCCTCCACGTAGATCCTGGATATAACTTTGCCAGTTCCATCAAAGGCAGAAAGTGAATACTGATCTTGCTCGCTAGACGTAGATGTCGATACATACGTGGTATCACCATCACTTGGAACCTCATCAACCAAAAGATAGTTGTCGGTACTATTTCCGTCGCTACCATCCCAATCGCTGGTGGCTCCATTTCCGTCTGGGGCTAGCTTGACAATATGACCATCTCCACACCAACTATCATCAACTCCTCCAGTCGTATCATTTAGCGCCAAGTCATCTATATACCAAGTAGCGCCATTTTCGTTGTAATATATATTATCGACTGTAGTAGATGCGCCGTTCTTGACATCTCCTGTATAGTCTATTTCTGTGACCCCATTAATTTTAATTGTTACTCTTCCATTCGGAGAATCCGCGACTTTCACATATACTTCAAACAAATTCCATGTATTAGTGAGTATAGAGTGCGTCGAAGAGGCTACGCCTGCAGACCCGCCAGCTTGTAGATATACTTTATTGTTCGAGCTATTTGTTGTAATGCCAGCATGTATAGTAGTGCTATTTCGAAAATATAAAACAATATCGTTAAACGCCGACTCGTAAATGGCGTATCGATAGTAGAATTCGCTAATTGCTGTGATATTTTTTTGGAGTACGGTATTTCCAGTATTGCCACCATAAGAATAAGAACCAGTTCTTTTTTGTGCTGTATGCACCTGTGCGGCAGTTACGACATCCCAGAATAACGTATCCCCCATCTCAGCGCCTTCGGTAAATACTCTTGCCATAATAGCCTCCTACGCGAGCAACAGAACGCCATCGGCGTCAAAGTCTAGGGTATAATCAGCGCCATTGCTATTGGTGGAGAGTGCCCATAACATGAGAATCCATTTTGTTCCTGTGGTATTATCGTATAAACGAGCCTCTGCAATGGTAGCTGCGCCAAGATACGTCCAAACTGGACTTGTGGCATCGAGAGACGCCCTATCATTTGCGTCATCCTGAGCGACTACTTTTCCAGCAAGAACCTTTCCCCCGGCAGCATAACCGGATGGGCCTATTTCATTTGTGACAGAATATGCCGGGGCGGAACCATCGGCACTATTAAGCGCAACAGAATACAGAGCTATCTTTAGCTCGTCATTAACTAGGTCAATTGTCTTTAACATCAATTGTTCCTTGAAGTTATTTAAGACAATGCAATCACCTTCAGCCATAATGGCCTCCTTAAATTAAACGATATTGAGTTCGATCACCTATCGACCAATTTTGTGTGCTTGTGCCCCAATAATTCCAGGCATAAGCCTTACTATGATCGGAGGTGGTTTCTGGGAGGCAATTTGAGCCTCGATATCAGCAAGCTGTTTCTGATAATATTCTAGGGCGCTTGGCCTGCGCTCATCGTCAGTTTGCTCGCTGATAATAGCGATGGAGTGCTTGAGAATAGCCTGTCTCATGGATAATTCATCTAGTGTCATGGTGCATCTCCTTATATCTTGCGATATGCGTATTGTACGTCCATCCTGATGCCATCAGTTGCAGCGTCTATAGCCGCCGTATCCGTTCCAACTATGTATTGCTCTGGTGCAAGAATCGTGGTTGGAATTGGGATGGTGAGAACTTTTGATGTCGGAAGAACTACCTGAAGGGGCACGCCAGATCCAAATACATATCCGTATGCCTGACTAGCTGGTTGGAGTACTCCAGCTTCCATATAATATACACCAGCCCCTCCGATATCACTTGCGGTAAAGGAGATTCTGCGATTGCCAACATTCGCGGAAGACGTGTACGAAATGTAGACAGAGAGTATCTGCCACTCCTCATCATCTGGAACAGTAATTAGTATAGTATTTCCAGCATTGTCCTCTTCCGTTACATGTTTAATTCGCCATGTATCAATGGCCTGTAAGGCGGGACCCTTAAAAGTGCGTGGGGTCATATATGACCTCCTTTATGTATTATGGGAACGAAGGGTGGGAGGGCATTATAAATCCCTCCCACCTTAGTTACTAGGTCGGCCAGACGTAGCTAGCTGTCTGATTGCGAAGAGTGAAGCGGCAGTAGTCACCACTCGGGGGAGCAAGAGCCGTACCAGTAAACCGAGCCATAACGGCTTGGTTACCAGCAAGGGTAATGCCCTCAGTCATAGCGAACATACATTCACTTGCCTCGATCTTCAAGGAGTAGTGCGAGGTCGATGCTCCAGGCATAACACTAGGAGAATTGATGAACACTTCCAGACGTCCAGTGTAAGGCTGAGCGGTCCACGCTGTACCAGTTACACTACCAGTTAAGATAGTTGCATACAGTTTTGGATCGTTCCACTTCACAAGAACATCAAAGGTGAGTTGGCGCATAACAATCGTGATATCCTCGAGGAACGGAGAGCCAAAGATGCGCTCCTGCCGTAGATCGAGAGGAATATTCTGGAATGTTACTGTTGCGGCAACCACCGGAAGTTCTGCGCCACCATTAAAATCGGGCAGCTTCAGATACCCATTGGTTTCACAACCAACTGGAATTGATGGGTAATCCTCAAAAGTGCTATTCTCGTATGACCATGCGGAGGGATCGTGATCGAATGAAAACTCACGCCCAAGCATGTCAACACGAGCAGTGATGGGCGAATCATTGGGGAATGTCATAGCCAAAGATGTAACCTTAACATCTTTGAAGACTTCACCAAGATCCGTGTCAGCACCACCGTTCTTTCTCGGGATCATCTTGCGTACACTGATGAACGGAACGTCCGAGGGATCAGTTTTGAAACGGAAGACGTGATCGAATGGGGTTCCAAGTTCAACCACCGTTGCGGTGTCGCATTTGCCAAGAGCAGCGTAGATAAGCCATCCGAAGACGCTTTCTAGACGAGGCTGCATGGTCATGCCACCACTTACGAGCACGCCAGCTTTATACGGAAATGTAGGTACAGGTATACCACCTACTTCGGGAACGCCCAGACGGGTGTCGTCATTCGGAGCGAGATCGATCTGTGTCACACGATGCTTAAAGTATGACGCAGTGATAGTGCCGAGATTGGGTTGTGGACCGAAGGAGACGATTCCTGCCATTGCAGTTACGGCCATATTAAAAACCTCCTATGGTTTTTGTGTCAGGCACATCCAGTGAACTTTCCCTCGCCAAATATATGTTTTGGGAGGCCCACCGGACATAAAGAAATTTGTTCCTACAAGGAACATTTTGAAGGCGACTTCTCCCCAGTCGTCTGGGGATAGGCCATCTAAACTCAGGGTTTCTATTGCGTACTCAGTTCTTCCAAGAACGGTATAAGCCACTTCCATGGCCACCTCTTCAGTATACTGTTCCTGAATGAAGTAACAGCCAATATTTACGATTCCTTTTCTCCACCAAGCGGCGGCTCCACCCACTTCGTATGGAGGCATACTCCATCCGATATTGGGATGACTCCCTAAGCTAACAATGCCATCTAACTGGTTTGGATTCTCCAGGTTACCACCCTGGACCGCCAGAAAGATAGAGTCTCTAACAGGATCATCCTGGTAGCGGCCCTTTTTGACAATGGTTGCCCTAGCGAGGTCACTCGTTCCAAGGCTATCAATAAGGTCATATTGAAGCCTAGCAACAAGCGTGTCGCATATAGTGTCGACTATGTGGCTCATGATTTTACGCCTCTTGATTTGCCAGCGATGCGTGACATCTCTAGCTCGAAACGCTTCATGAATGCATTCGACATATCCAAAATAGGATTATCTGTCGGAACGCCACTATCCACTTTCATCTTGTATTGACCAAGAGTTCCAGTAGATAAAGCCTTTGGAAGTAAACAGTAACTAGCTGCGTAGAACGCAATACCCGGAATACAGGTGGCAGGCGCCTCGATGACTTCCTCATCGAGCGTTGGTTCTGCCCATTGAGCCGAATAGTAAAGCGTACCCCCATCGGATAACTCCGTTAAGAACGTAAGATATCCATCCGGGTACTCAAGCCAAGCATTACCAGAATCACTAGCCCTCGCATATCCCGCCGACATAACAAGCTCGTTGAGATATGCTTCGCCATCCTCGTCGTATACACCCTCTATCCTATAGATGTCAGAGGGTAGTTCAAGAACCTCTGTAGCCGACGCGATAGTAGCGGTTTTGGACTTCCAGGCCCAAGGCAGGATTGCCTTGAGCCCGGCTCGAATGCTATCCTTGAGCAGCAGAGCAGGAGTGACCTTGCCTGTTACTGTATCAGTAACATCAGGATCTACCTCGTCCGCGAGAAGGCGTATTACTATCGACTTGAGCTCACCAAGTGTTGTCGCCATAATGCTCCCTTACGGAGTGATCAGTCCACCGACTGTCGGCAGGGTTAGAGCACAGAAGTGGCACTCGAACAAGTTTGGTTCCCAGATGTTGTAGCCCTGGATAATATCCCAAACATAGCGCCATACGCTGTCGAAATCATCGATTGGTTTTGGTTCGTAGAACTTGATCGGACGAGCAACCGAAGCCATGATGCCACCACGAGAACCGAGAACCAGCACGAAGCCGATGTGTCGGGCTTTGGTTACGAAGGCATAGTAAGTGCCTGCAGCACCAGAGACAGGGGTAGCAACAAAGGGAGCGGTGTACGCAAAGGACAATGGACGGTCGAATGACAGCGTATTTGCAGCAGCATCGAGAGCCACGATCTTACGAACGGAGTTCTTTACAGCGACAGGATTCACGCCATTGGTAACCCCAAGAGCAGAGGTACGAACGGTATGGATCGTCACGATATCGCCAATGGCGAAATCGTTAGCACCAAAGTTCTCTAACTGGATAAGATGGTTTACGTCCTTCTGGCCAACGTACCAAGTTTCATCAACTTTGGTCGTCTCGGGATCGGGAGAGCCATCACCAGCATTAATAACTGTGGTTACACCATACTGAAAAGTGATGGCGCCAGTGTTGTACAACACGGCGTTGTTTAGACCATACTTGTCATTAGGGTGCTGAACGAAACGGATGTTCTTGAAAGAACCAAGCTCGTAACGGATTTCCTTGCCAGAGTATAGCTGGGCATCACGCCACATTGACGCTTCGTTCGAGGAAGCTGCAGCGATGCTGGCCATGAAATCGTACACAACACCTGGGGGTATGATGGCAATCTTTGCAGAGGCCATATCACCAGGAACTACTGGAGAACCAGTGTTTCCCAACCGGAGGTTCCAAGCGTTCACCATTTCCATGTTGAAGGTATCCGCAGAGGTAATGCTACCAATATCAGTGGGTGAACCACCGCCATCGGCATACGTCCAGTGGGCCTTCGGGCCATTAAGGAAAGAGTTACGTGCGAGCATTTCCATTTTCTTTACCACGGATTGCCCCAAGAGGCCCCGCAGTAGTGGTCGCCAGTCACGTCCACCGCTCATCTGCCATTGCTGGAAGATATTGCTGGATTCGTGTAACTGGACTTTATCGCCATATCGCTTTACAGCGAGTTGGCGTGCACGGCTGTCGACGTTCAATGGAGCGTCGATGTAGTTGGCTGTGAGCGGGATCTCCGCTACATCAACATCACCTTCGATCATTTCGGTGTAAGTCGTGGTTTCGGCACCTGTGCGCTGCGTGTCGTCATTGTAATCAATAAGTGGAGTGTATACCACGGGTTGATTGCGGAACTGCATTGCCACTTCTGGCATCTTCAAGTCCCACTTGTTCTGATCGATTACGGCGACAGGATTTATATCGTAGTAGGTTTCAAATGTACTCATTGTTTATATTCTCCTGGGCCTAGAATTGACCAACAGTGCGCCAATTGGTGCGCTTGTCGATGTAGAAGATGAATAAGCTGCCTTCACCTGCGGTACGTTTGTTGTGACCAACCGAGATGTAATCTGTGGTTGCGTAGTATTTTCCCGAAGTCATCGGGACTACATCACCATCAACTGGAGCAACATTAGTTCCACCAGAAAATAGTTCTGTTCCACCGCTATCACCGATCACGATGTTATCGGCAGTTCCACCAGTGAAAGCATCTACAACAAGATGCATGACACCAGCTACTAAAATTCCGGCCTCGACGGGCACCTTAATCATCTTAAGTTTCGAGACGGAATCGCCTTCAAGGTCCTCATAAGTATAGTCTACCGCCTGAACTTGCAACGGGAAACTAACGAACGAAAACTCATTAGGGCCTACTTTACGACTTTCGTAAGTAGCCATAGTTTATCCTCCTTTAGGGGATGAAGTTTCAATATATTGAGTGTACAGTTTATTATACTCATCCATACGTCCCTCGCGCATAGCAGTGAGAGCTTGATGTAGCAATCCTTCCGACCCCTTAATGGAGGCTGGGGGATTTGCGGGAGAGGCGCCAGAGACATTAGAATCAACTGCACCCTTTTTAATGGACTCGATCTTTTCCGCAAGAGTCTTCAGCTTACCACGTAGTTCGTCGCCTGTACCGTCTGGCAGAGCGTCCTCTTCAGGTTTAAGCCCAAGCAGGGGTACTAATTGCGGGAACTCATGGGTTATGATAGATACACGATCAAGTTGTGCCTTGGTCGTCTCTAGTTCGGTCAAGTATGTGTCCTTTTCTTCGTCAATTGTTGCATGCGCAGTCTTTAGGGCTTCGTATTCACCAATTAACTTTTTGTTGGCCTCATCAATTTCGATGAGCTTTGCGGCAGTTTGAGCCCATTTCTCTTGCTCTTGCTGGTATTTACCCTGCAATCCGCCGAAACGTTTCTGCCATTCCGCAGTCTCGGCTTGGGCTTTTTTGATCGGGTCTTCTGGTAGGGCTCCAGGTGTAACTGTGGCGGTGCCAGTAGTTACAGTGGTGTCTCCTGCAGCGGGGATTTGATCGGTCATGATAAAAAGTTCTCCTTTTTTTCTTTAGTATTTGTTACATCGCGGCAACGATTTTCATCGATGCGGCGAGAGCAACCTGGGTTGATATTTCTAATTTAGTGATAGCACAGTCCTGAAACAGGAATAATGTTCCCACAAATCCATCATTGCTATCATTGATATAAATAGTGATAGCGGTATCAGATGAAATCATTAGAAGTTTGGCCGTTGTAACAGATCCAAGGTCGATAACCGCCTTGGCTGTATCCATGGCCTGATTGAGAATAACATGATTAAAAACAGTCATAGCCTGAAGAGTCTCGGTGACGGTTTCCTGTAAGATTACAGTAGTGCCACTATCAACCTCTGCAAGCGCAGTGCATTTATAAGTATAAGCCATTAAAGTAAGCCAGCCTTTCTGTCCGCTTCTAAAGCTTTACGAGCCGCCTCCGGGAGGTATTTGGCTGCGGCACGGATAACCGCACGCCTTTCGGCTTTGTTTTTAGTGTGGCCACGTAGCTTTAGAGCAGATGCGGCCTGAGCCTTATTAGTTACAGGAAATCTCCCACCGCTAACTGCGGCGTGCTTTTCGCGATCTTCAGCAGTAACTTTGGCCATATATACCTCCGTTAGTCTTTACTCGACTTGATGCTTGTATCTTTTCCGGCACCGGAACCGGATGGTTGTGAAGATGGCTGAACTGGGTCTGGCGTTCCTGCCTTTGCGACTTCCGCCTCATACATCATCCAGTCCTTGCGCTTCTTCATATCGGCCTCGAGATCATCTACGTCACCAAACATATCAGTAAGATGCTCAACAGAACCAAGTTTTTGTGCAGCGCGAGTAGTAAGCTCCGCTGCCAATTGCTCCCTGTCTCTCGGAAGAGATGAGTACCATTTACAACGTATCTTAAGGCTAAGATCCTCTACGGATATTCCGCCTACCTTTTTAATATACGCCATACTAAGTATCATCTTAAATAGAATACTAATTCCAGTAGACCAGTGAACACGTTCACCCTTTGTATGGCTTACAAGGGGCCACATACGATTAGCGAGAGTGGCTCCAGATCTCTGGGATCCTTCGTCCTCGCCATCTGCTACTGCAGGAACATATACCTCGCGTCTGAACTCTTTGTGGAGATCGCTTGTAAGCACAAGCATGGACTGAGATAATGATTCTCTCCGAACAGAGAATAGGTCTGGCTCTGTCTGTCCGGTAATATTTTGTCCTGATCCGATATCGATAACTCGGATATGGGTTCCGATTTTACGCAGTGTAGGAGACCCACGGACATTTCTCATAACAAGTAATGAGTGGCTCTCATCACTTGTGGCGTCACCAGCATCAGCAACACGGAGATTCTTCTCCCGAGTGATGCCTTTCACGGCCTCTGTAATAACACTTGTGCCCCAGAAGCTCGTCGCCCTTTCATGTGGAATATACACGAATGGTACAAATCCAAAGGGGTTTTTTCCCTCCAGCTTATACAGAGTATCCCCAAACTGTTGCTGAATAGGCTCCCTGTTAATAGTAATGGTGTAGTGGTCTTCGGTCCAGGTTTCGATGTACCAGCCAGTAGTTACTCCGCCGGGAAGCGCTACGCCAAATTGCTCTGCAGTATATCCATCGATTGGTCTAACTACCCACGCCTTTCGCAGCCTCCAAAAGTTATTCATATAAGGAATACACATAAACTCTTCTGGTAGAATCTTTTCGAGACCTATTTTACCAGAGGTTGGATCTGGTAAATCGGGGAGCCAGCTAACCTTAAAGATGCATCCACCAAATACTTGGGATAGAATGGCGTTCTCTTGCTGCATAGACGCTCCGCCATTATCAGCGAATACATCCATGAGAAAGTCTTCTATCTTTTGGGCCTGCTCTGCGTTCGGCCTGCCATTTCTGATCATAACCTTTGGCTGCACCAGAGATCCATATGCGTTATCTGGAATTTCTCCAAATAGCGTATACACATGCTTCATAAGTGCGGAGCGTATAGGATTAAGATGTAGTGGATAAATCTCTACTTCTGTGTTACCCTGAGTTTGCGTATCGTTTAAGGCGTACCCAGTGTACCATTGGTCCAACTCATCATAGATAGATTGAAGTTCCGTAAATTCACTATACGGAAACTCTTCGATATCCTTCAAGCTAAATTGTACGGGTGACATATTGAATAGCGCAGATGAGAGCGAATCACCCATTAGTTCTGGTGGCATTACTGGTTTTAAGAGCATTAATCCTCCGGACAACTATCTAATTATACGTTGTATCTTTGTTTACGTCAAGGCCTAATAACGCAAATAACGTTGGTTTCTGTTTGCACTTCTTTGAACAATTTGTTTATCTGGATCTTTTGGCACGGTCGTCAGAGGCTTCTCTTTGGGCTCGCTGGCCTCCTCGGATGGCTGCACCCACCGTAACAAGGTCTTCAGCAGTTTCGTCAGGAAGGTCCGCATTAAAATATATCCTTGCTGCCCAACACGACATCGATAACATGGCTACGATGTCCTGAGGTATCTTTGGCTGTCCCGCTCTGTCTTTCATGGGATCGTAATTGGCAAGTTGGGCGCGAATGCCAATCAGAGTTTTCGGCCACGCAATCTTAGCACTCTCGATAGTAAGTCTTGCTGCTACGAGATACGCTGGTTTACGAGCACCACTAAAGTCTAGTCCCGCAATAGACTGAAACCCCGGAGCATCTAATGATGCGTCTGGGTCAAAGTTCTGTATATTGAGCAACTCGGCAAACATCTTTTGAGGGCCAGTACTATCGATGGCTGTAAAGATAGCGTCATAGGTAGTACGTAACTCTAGAAGCTTGTCAACGAAGGGCGATATCTGCCCAAAGCCGTTTCCCCACCAGAAAGCGGTGAGTACCATAGGCTCTTGGGGAAAGCCTGTAACGTCCCAAACACCAATACAGGGAGCGTTACGACCAGGGGCGTTATCCGAACCTGGATCCCCAATACAGAAGTACATGTGTCCCTTGATGGGAGGAATGGCGTAGTGTACAACTCCGCAACCGTACTGTTCCGCATATACAAATCCTTTTGTTCCGGCACCGGAAGCCTTCTTGACCATCTCTCCGGAGAGATCGTCTTCGCACTTACCGATAGCCTGTCTGTTGAAGTAGATGCCTTGTCCCTCGGGGCGAGCACCATCAATAAAGCGAGCGCGTTCGTCCTCCGGGATATGCTTGAGCATATTGTCAAGCTGTTTCTCGGTTACGTTTTGGTTGCCTCTAGTAGAGACCTGTATTGAGAAACAATTTTCCGGATCTGCCGCCGCCATGTCAAATAGGTACCAGAGGTGCGGGGTATCCCATGGGTTAGAGGTGAAGGAGAACCTACCCAGATAAGGTCTACCCGATCTTGTGTTACCCGTAAGACGAGTTGAGAGGTTACGGGAGATTTCATCAAGGTTGTCAAGAAGTCCAGCTTCTTCGACGTTAATCCAGTCGCCACGCCAGGAGAAGATTCCTGTGGCGTCTCTATCGACAGACATAAACTCAAGTGTGGAATGTATAGTTTGCTGGCCAAGTTTATACTCTATTGTTATCTTATGGTGTGGTCGTCTCACCGCTGAGACGATTAGGTTCGAAAAAGGCGCATCCGTAGCCCTCTCGATAATCAGGTCGTACATCTGGGCCGCTTGGTACTCCTTCTGGGCCACGTTCAGGAATTTGAAATCTGGAGTTGTAGTGCCAAAGACACACGCCGACATACCAACCCCTAGAGTCTTACCACTGCCAATCCCACCAATTAGAACTATAAGACTCTGGGCCGCAAAATGCATATCTCGTTGCCATGCGCCATCCTCTGTAAAATTCTTGTCAAAGTACCAGCCCTCATCTGCGTACTCGGGCTTGAAGAAGTATCCCGTAATGAAATCAGGATTAGTTTGACCTTTGAGGATAATCTCCGCCTCTTCCTCAGTAGCCTGATAAATACGCTTAGATTTCATTTATACCCATAACCAATGTTCTTGGTTGTATCACCAATATTCATGGTTTATTGACCCTGGCGCGCTCTAGAAATATTGATCTTCCATACATTCTGCGCAGACCATAGATCACGTAGAGGAATACATAAATCGTCAATATCGCCACATGAAACAAGATTCGCGATATCTATAACCTGTTCGTATACAAAGAAATACGTGCAGATAATCCCATCTGCCTCGATACGTACCGGGGCGCACTTCATAGACATAAGTGCGATAACCAATTTTTCTTCTGAACTTGCAAACTCCTTTGGTGCAGAACCATCAACTATTGTTCTTTTCATATATACTCCTTTTAGTATTTATAACACCAAAACTGCCACCATTTACATGGTTTAGGCGTTCTGGTTGGTGTAGGTGTTCTTGTTGGCCACGGTGTCCTAGTAGCGGTTTTTGTTGGGACAGATGTCTTAGTGGAGGTTGCAGTTAACGTAGATGTCTGTGTTGGAGAACTAGTCAAAGTAGGTGTTCTCGTTAACGTAGACGTTCTTGTTGCCGTAGCTTCTTGGGTGGCAGTATACGTACTAGTGGGTTTCGGCGTAGATGTATCCGTAGCCGCGAGTGTAGCAGTTAATGTTGGAGCAGGCGGGGTTAATGTTCCTGCATCTGGTACCAATATATTGTTTCGTATTGTCACGTTTGCCCCGCTCACTTTATAGATATAAACACCAAAGCCAGGGTGCGCTATGGTATTGTATTCAATAAGATTTTCCGTTCCTTCTAAGTGTGCCCAAGTAATTCCGTACCCAACTGGATTTATAATTATATTATTGGTAACGCTAAGACTTTGACCGTGATGGAACGAAGATGGTCTATTATCCACATAGATCCCATCGTGCCAATATGTGCCTGCAGTCCCAACATTTGATATATAGTTATCGTGAATGGATCCACCCATTCCAGAGTAGGTGATTCCATTTCCACCAGAGTTTGTGACGGTATTGTCGTGAACATCGCACACGTCTCCGGTGTTGATATTAATCGCACCAATATCTGTCATTTCCAGTTGGGCGACATGATCAAAGGTATTATTGTTTATCTCGCAATCGGAAACTGCAGACCCGAATTGCATTGCCTTGTCTCCTGTATTCTCGATTACCTCATTGTAAATATGTAAACCATAAATAACAGGATTGACAACCACTACTCCATAGGTAATACTTCCGTCTGGGTTTATACAACTGCGAGTGTATGGTATCGTGGAGTAATTAGAGTTTCCTATATAGTGAGATAGGCCGATATCGCTTGGGATACTTCCGTGGAAATAGTTGTCATGGATGATGATTTCGTGCATATTAAAGTTGGAACGATCGACCTCATCCAAGATATTGATGATTCCATCTCCATTGTAATCCCACTCATCGTTATTTTTGCCATTCGGAATAGGACAGGTTGCAACTTGGGTTATGTGAATTCCAATGCTGCTAGAAACATTGGCAACATAACCAATAATATTTTTAAACTCAATATGGTCTATCTCTATATAATCGGGTTTAGCTGCATCAAGTATCCCGAAGGTTTTCGCCCTTTGTACCACAAAGCCGTATTTGTCTGCGCTTCCAGTTCCCGTAATATGAACATGTTGTATATTTGCGATAGACATACCGTAGCCAGTTGCAGTGTCAATAACAACCTGCCCGCCATGATTTATGACGGTGATAGGGTTTTCGGAGGTTCCAGCAAAGTTCTTAAGACCTAGTGAACCCCTTGTTCCCGCCGAAATACAAATAGTATCTCCTGGTTGAAGTGCGGTATAGGGAGAATATCTACCATTCACAGTAGAAACATTGGTAGGTACGGTAAAATCGCACACTATTTCTTGAGCGACGGATTTTGTATCTTGTGGAGCAAGACACATGGATAGTACCATAACAAGAATCAACGACAGTAAAAGCACCCTCTTCATTAAGCCCTCCTATAAAAGCCCTCGACTAACAAGCACATAGATCAATTCTTTGGCTTGTTCTCTTCCAAACTTGGGTTTTTTCTCTTCTGGGCATTTCTCCCTAAAAAGTGATGCATATTCGTCTACAATCATATCGCACATCTTATTTATCTCGCTTTGCGCTTCTGGAGACAAAGATGCGTGTAAACGACTGATATTCTCAGGGGTAAGTGGCTGCGTCATTTTCATGATGTTCTTTTCTCTCTTCCCCACGAAATACTCCATGGTATCTCGTAAAATGGTTTATATGGATGGGATCTATGTAATTCGATGCCACTGGGCTTAAAGTACACGGAATATGCCGTGGTGCTGTTTTTTACACCAATAACAAGGTTTTTTGGGCCACGATCGAAATCATCGACGTTCCCATAGTAAAACTTGAACTTAATCATATATTCTCCTACTAGTATACCATCTATTCAAAGTTTTCGTAATGGCCGTTCCAGAATCGTCTTGTAAGCGTTTCTATGAGTCTGGCCATCCTTTCATTCTGGGATCTAAAGTTCCAGTCATGTAACATCGCCCAAAAGCTTGCGATATGCCATATTTCGTGTGCCGCAGTTCCTACACCGTATTTTCCAGTAACAAGATGGATTTCTCCATACTTTTTGGGGATTAGCACCTCTTTTGTCTCTTTGTTGACAAAACACTTGGTAGAAACAGCATATCCGTTAGCTTTTGTAATATTATTCATCTTTTCGAGGGTTTCACTCGAATCCCAGACGAAAACACGGATATAGTGCTTTTTATTGAACTTTACCTCCCACCAAGCCACCAATCCCTCTTTATGAGTATGCATTGATGATATCCATAATGTTTTTGGTCGCATTGCCATCACCGAACAGTGGAAGTTGCTTGCTCATCACCCCACGATAGTCTGTGATGGCGGAATTGATGCGAAGGGGGTCGGAACCAACAAGAACGTTCCATCCAGCAGCAAGTGTCTCGGGCCACTCAGTCTCCGTGCGCAAAGTGATGCACGGAACCTGAAACCAATAGGCTTCTTTCTGCATACCGCCAGAATCAGTGATTACATACCTCGAATTCTTTTCGAGGGCCAGAGTATCTATATATCCCATGGGCATAAGCGGAATGACATTGACTGGCATCTTAATCTTATACTTTTCCATGGTTTTAGCTGTATGGGGATGTACCGGAAAGACAACTTCCATTCCAGACATACCAATACCAGTCATAATTCCTGCCAGGGCGTATGGGTTGTCAAGATTGTACGATCTATGCACCGTCATGATGGAATAACTGCCAGGAGTGAGATTATGACGTTGTAAAACATCAGATGCAGCGGCTTTGCCAATATGTTGCAGGAAAGAGTCGTAAGTAATATCTCCGGTAAGGAAAATGCCCGAAGGGATCGCCTCGTTTATCAAGTTTCTGGTTGAGATCATGGTTGGGCACAGTAAGAGTTGGGAAACGTGATCTGTGAGGATACGATTGTGTTCTTCGGGCATATTTCTATTATAGGAGCGGATCCCGGCCTCAATATGAGCAAGCTTAATTCCCATCTTATTTGCTGCAAGTGCGCCAGCCAGGGTAGATGTAGTATCGCCAAAGACAACCACCATCCCTGGTTTCTCGACTGCGAGTACGTCACCAATCATATCGATCATTCGCCCAAGTTGACGTGTTGGTTCTTTGTCTACCACATTTAGATTGATATCTGGTTTATTAATGGTAAGTTCTTCATAGAAACGATCGGAGAGTGTTGTATCGTAGTGCTGGCCAGTATGTATAGCGTATTCAATGTGTCCGGCACGCTTAAGTGCCTCGCTTAGAGGAGCGAGCTTGATAAATTGAGGGCGAGCGCCAACAATAGTTGCTATTTTCATGAAAGCTCCTCTATGATATCGCATATGGTGTTAATTTGTCTTGTAAACTGGTATGGCCGCATAGGAAGTGCTATTGTTGTACGCGATGCATAACGAGCACTGGGAAAATCGTCGCCACTCACACCTGGGAATATCCATTGGTCCGGAAGAGACATTGGATAATAAATACCAGTATCTACGCCGCTATCCCGAAGGTGTTTAATCATTGCGCCGCGACTTTGCTCGTTTTGAGCGCCAACAATATAGAGATGGTAAATATGGTGATTACCAATTTCCTCAAATGGATAATCGAGTACCTCGCTGTTTATCAGTCGCTTGTTATACGTTTCTGCGTTACGTCTACGCCACGCATTCCATGAATCGAGATATGGGAACTTGGCATTAAGAACGGCAGCCTGGATTTCGTCCATCCTGAAGTTACCGCCAAGAACGCGAGAATAATACTTTTGTTTCTGTCCATGATTACGGATCATCATCAGTTTATTGTAGAGACACCAATCGTTTGTGACTATTGCTCCACCATCGCCGTAACCACCAAGGTTTTTGGTTGGAAAGAAACTAAAACAGCCCATGTCGCCAATACTACCAGCTTTCTTGTAGTGTTGCGATGCGCCAATCGCTTGACAGGCATCCTCTATGACGACAAGACCATAGGCCGCAGCAAGTAGCATTATTCTGTCCATGTCCGCCATCTGCCCAGCAAAATGCACTGGAATTATGGCCTTCGTTTTATCTGTGATAGCGGCCTCGATATGGTTTGCGTTAATGTTGTAATCACTAATGCAGATATCCACAAACACTGGTGTTGCGCCAAGTCTGCTTATACAACTTGCAGATGCAACAAACGAATAGGATGGAACAATGACCTCATCGCCGGGTCCGATTTCGCATGCCATGAGGGAGGCAAGCAGAGCGTCGGTTCCAGAGGACACTGCCACGGCATGTCTTGTACCACAATATCGCGCTAGTTCTTCCTCAAACCTCTCGACCTCGGGCCCAAGAATAAAATGCTGACTTTCGACTACTCTTTCGATGGCCTCGTAGATTTCGCTACGCATTTCCTCTAGTTCATGCTTCAGATCGTTTAACGGATACCTTATTTCCATCTTTGTCTACCTCTCCAATCTTTTTTGCTGGATTTCCTACCACAACAGTGTATGGCTCAACGTCTTTGGTGACAACCGCGCCCGCGCCAACCATAGCGTACTCGCCAATATGCACACCACAGATAATAGTTGCGTTCGCGCCAATGGATGCGCCCTTGCTTATAAGAGTTGGTTTGAATTCGTCCTTGCGCTCTACGGTCGCCCTTGGGTTTATTACATTAGTAAAGACGACAGACGGCCCAATGAATACATCATCTTCGATGGTTACGCCAGTATAGACGGACACATTGTTCTGTATCTTCACGTTATTGCCGATATACACCTTCGGGGCTATGTAAACATTCTGCCCAATGATGCATCTTTCTCCGATTTTGCACTGACCAGAGATATGAGAGAAGTGCCAGATCTTGGTATAGGAACCAATTTGTGTTGGAAAGTCGACAACCGAGGTTATATGCTTGGTATATTTCATTTTGCCAGTGTCCTAATCAGCTTTAGACTGATTTCTCGTGGTTTTACACGATTTATACGAAACAAATAGTTGTTAATTTGGATGGTACTGCCAACTCTAAACCATTTATATGGTGCAGGGGCGTCTTCTGGCTCATTTTCACTGATTTTTTCCTGTATTTTCTGCTGAATGGTATCAATTTGCTTCTCGGACATGATATCTTCGTTCATTTTTCCTCCATAGTGATTATAGATCTGATATTTTGGGCTAAAACAAGGGCCGGACGAGCGTCCTCGATGGTAAAACCATCTCCGCCAAGCGTTTTCTTGTAAACTTCAGTGTGTAGATCGGTGAATCCACCAGTAAAGTCTACACTAACGCCATCGACCCATAGTGTTCTTACTGGTTTGTAGGGAACTAATTGTTGTTCGGGTAAACTTCTCGGATCGATGGATAATCCCCAACGAGTTTTGGCCTTTTTCTGGAAAAACTCACCAGTAATATACTTATCGCCATGCGAGTGAATGTCTACATGATAAACGTCGCCAAACAGCCAGATAAGCATATCCAACAAATGGATGCCAATATTGGTGATCAAACCGCCCGATTTCTCTACATCGCCCTTCCAGGATTCATGATACCATCGTCCACGAGGAGTAATATATTTCATCTCGACATAGTGTATATCATCGGAGGCATCTATACGCTCTTTTAGCTTCACGAGTTCTTCCTGTAGGCGTAACTGCAGTACGGTATAGATCCTTTTGCCAGTGCGTTCTTCCATATCATGCAATAGATCGAGATTCCACGTATTCAACGTGAGCGGTTTCTCGCAAATCACATTGGCACCAGCCTCTAATCCCAATCGGCAGTGCGAATCATGTAAGTAGTTAGGGGAACAAACACTAACCCAATCAACTTTATCTGGGCTATCGGTGAAGCGAAGCTTCTGAAGACAGCGCTCCAGTCGTTCCGCTTCCGAGAAGTAATCAATATCGTACGAATACGAATCCAAGCGCCCTACTGAATCATGGGGATCTAGCACGGCCACGATACGATTACCTGTCTCTTGAATTGCTTTGAGATGCCTGGGGGCTATATATCCCGCTGCGCCTATCACTGCAAAGTTTTTCTGATCTATCATATCTTATCCTTTCTTTCTTTTATTATACCACAATGCAAACCGCCCCCGAAGAGGCGGCATGATCCTTTTCCACACATGGTGGATAGGGCTACAAGAGTGGCGCACCCAACAGGGCTGGCTAAGCTTTAATCGAAGAACCACTCGCCTCACCAGATGGCATGTATATTGTACCACATGTGATTTGAATTGTAAGAAACTGCACCATTTGTTTAAATTGGATGGGGAGATTGTAACAATGTAAGGGAAACCTTACCATCTCCTAACAAGATGGTAAGGAATGTTAGGGATGGGGACTGTACTTAATGTATAGGGGAGGAAAATGTGGGGTGGCATTATAGTGGAAGG